TCTTCCATTCGGCCTTGGTCATGGGGACCCGGGACTTCAGGAAGTCCAGAGCCTCGGGGAATCCAACCTCCCCGAGGGAGGAATCAACGGTCAGCGTTGAGTCGGCCAGCTCCGTCTTTGGGTTGGCGTGGTCTGAGCCGGTGAGGAACGACAGGGCCAGAAGCTCGGCCGTTCGACCGTAGAGGTCTTTGCTGGTGTCGGGGATAAAGGGCTTCGAGAGGTCCCCTGTCTTGACCAGGTGGGCCTGGTAGGACAGGAGGCTAGCATCCATTGCCGCGCTGATCTTCTCGCGGTAGGAGTCTGCGAGGTCGTTCAGCTCTGCGGCTTTGAGCCGTTCCTGGGCTAGATGCGGCGCCTCATCCAGGGAGCTTTTTTTTTACCCGGTTCGTCGGCCAGGGAAATCCCGGGTCCCGCCGAGCTGGCCGGAGCGGGATTCGGGGACACAAACGAGTCGGCCGGATCCTCGGGTGCCGGAATCCCGTACCGCTCGTAGAGTGCTTTCTTGGACACCGGAACCCCTCGGTCCAGGGCATCCCGAACAATCTCCCAGGAGGCGAAGTCCTCGAGGTCGAAAACCAAGGTGGGGACAGGGGCATCGAGGCCGAAGTTCAGTTCGACCATCCACCGGCAGAGGGTCTGGATGACGGGTTCGAGCTCCCTGGCGATGTCAGCGGCCTGTTCGTAGAACCTATCCTCGTGAACCGTAGCGTGAGCCTTGGTCCCGAACTGAGATTCCTGGACGGCCAACGCGGCCCCGGCCAGGGCCTGGGAGATCTGGGTGTCGCAGAACTCGCAGAGCACCTTGAAGTGATCAAGGCTTCCACCCATCTCCAGGGATTTCACATCCTTGATGTTGGCCAGAGCTCCACCGGATCCGCTGGACACTTCGGTCAGGAGTTCCGAGATCTCGAGGGCCTTCTTCCGGGCGTTGGCCTCGTCGTTGTTGTCAAACAGCGCCAACAGGCTCGGGACAGAAAACCGCTCCGTGGCCATCAGCCAGAACTCCATGCCGGCGGTCTTGAACTTCCAAGGCCAGTAGCAGGCCTTCTTCATGCTGTTGCCGTAGGGGTTCTCCGGGGTCCGGTCATGGACCGCGATCAGCCACTTGTACGGCTCGGTCAACGGGGTGTTGGCGCTGGCCCATTTGGCCTGCCCGTCCCAGTCGAAGAAGAACCGCTCCTGCATCAGGGGGACGGTTTCCTTGATGGTGTACCAGCCATCCCTTTCTTCCCACACGATCTCATCGACGAGGAAGCCGAAGTCCAAGCAGCCGAGAAGCTCCTTGATCAATCCGGGGATCCGGGGGACGAGGTTCTTTTTCACGAAGTCGAAGCAGTCCGAAGAACTCTCTCCCTGGAGGATCCGGACCGGGATGTTCCCAGCAGAGGATTTGACCAGGTTCATGAGGCTCTTAATCCGGGAGTCGGTGTCCATCTCCCGGTAGATCTTCATGAACTGCCCGGCACCTCGGAGAACCTCGTCCGGGTTGGGGAGGTAGTTGAAGAACCGGATGTAGTCCGGGACGATGATCTTAGCCGACAATGTGGCCTTGTCGACTGGCACGGGAAGGTCACTCATGGCGGAATCCTCTCAGGACAGTTCGGGCGGACTTGAGCGTCTGCCGGATGATGGGAGCGATGATCGGAGCACCAGGGCCGGTGCGGGCGATCCTGACAGCCAGGCCCAGGGCATCGCCCAGGTCATCGAATTTCCACTTGGGGTAGTTGGTCAGCTGGTCGATGAGCTTCCCGGCCCCCTTCTCCCGGAGACGGATAATCCCGTTCTCGATTAGGGGCGATAGGAATCGCCAGGTGGCGTCCTTGCCTCCCCGCATGGCTGGGATCTTCTTGATTGGGAGGTAGATCCCGGACTCGGCGGCCCGGCTCATCACCAGGTTGGCGTAGATTCCCGAGAAGGTGACTTCCTCCCACCCGATCAGCTCGTACCCGAAGGCCTCGTGCTTGGTGATCATCTGGGTCACCGTGGTGTTCTCCGAAACCGTCTCGGCCCAGGAGTCCAGCTCCCAAAGGATGCCTTTGGAATCGACGCCGATCGACGCCATGCCGGTGCCGTCATGCTTCCCGGTGGCCGGGTCCACGCCAAGGAAGGTTCTCAGGTCGCTCAGGGGGGGCCGCAATGTCGGGGTGTACCAGTGGACCTCGATCCACTCCCTCTTGATGATCCGCTCCTCGTCGGACAGCGGTTCGTTCTCATACTCCGTCGAGAACACGTCGGCACCCAGCTGCTCCCGCTTCTCCTCGAGGACATCCTTGGGCCAGTTCTCCGGCCACAGCGGTTCCCCGTCCGGCCGAAAGCACGACAGCCTGACGGCAATCCACCGCTTGAGGGTGCCCCTCTCCAGCTCGTCCATGAGGCGGCTGATCGGGTCGTCCGAATGGAAGATGGTGTTGACCCAAACGATGAAGGCCGTCTTTCCCAGGTTGAAGACGACCCGCTTGAGCCACCGGTGGATCTTGGCCCGGACGGTCGGGGATTCGACCGCGTCGTCTTTGAGAATGTCGTCGAGGATAATGAGGTCGGGGCGATACTGGCGGTAGCGGGTACCGCGCATGGACATGCCGGCGCCCTTGGCCTGGATACAGGCGCCGATCGACAGCTCGATCCGTGAATCGCTCCACCGGTCCCCCCGCAGCTCTCCGAAGTCCTCGAGGAGTTTTTCGTTCTCCTCGATCTCGGTCCGGAGGTTGATGAGGTTTTCCTCGGCAGCTGTCTGGGTGGCTCCGATCAGGAGGATGTACTTCACACTCCCGTTGATGATCCTCCACAAGGGGTAGGCGAACGACCACCGAACGGTCTTGCCGTGCTCTCTCGGCTCGATGAACATCGCACCCGACAGATTGTCGTTGGGCACGAGAAGGGGCTGATACTTTTCCCGGACGTAGGTCTTCAGGGCCTCGGCGGTTTCGGGCCGGAGGGCCCGGGTGTCGGCGACGTCGTAGAGGATCTTCTGGTAGGCCGCCGAGTCGGTGAAGAAGTAGTCCGACAGGTAGGTTTGGGCGAAGAAACCAAAGTCCGACTTTGCCCGCTCGACACGAGCCTTGCGGGCCCTCTCATCCCTGCGATCCTGAACTGCCTTTTCATCGACGATCGAGCCGAGTACATCCATCAGGATTCCTTACCCCGCAACGGACCAACCAAAGCGGAGATCTGTTCGAGTAGGTCTGGATGGGCTTTCAACTGGGCTTTGAGGGCGTCAAGAACGGCCTTCTTGGCATCTTCAAAACCGGCCTGGTAGTTGAGTCGGAGCTTGGCGACCTGGGTCTGAGCGGTGGCCAGACGGGAGATTGCGTTGGCCAAGGCCGCCGGATCCTCAAAGTCCAGACCCTCGATGTCACGGACGACCGCGAAAACCTTACTGGCGAAAAGGGTGGTTGTGACCTCGATGACATCGGTGTTGGGGTTGGCCCGGACGGCATCCAGGATGACCCGCGTCTCCTCGATCGCCTTCACGAAGTCGGACGCCGCTTCCCGGGATGTCCTCAAGCTCCGCTGGATCGCCGAGGTCGAGACTCTCAAGCCGTCATTCTTCAGGATGTCGGCGATTTCCTGGATGGTCTTTTTTTCATCCATGGCCAGCTTGAGGATCCGCTCGGTCAGACCGAGCATGTCGATCGAGGATTTGCGGCCCACCTCAGGCCTCCTCGGGGAGCACAGTCACACCGGGGTCGGTCACTGTCCCATCGAGGATGTCGATCCCTGCGGGAGCGATCTTGTAGATCCAAAACTTCTGGGCCTTCAGGTAGGGATGATCGTGTCCTTGCTTGGCGACGTATCCCTTGTCGGCGAGGTACTGGAGGCTTTGCACGATGTCGGTGTGCTTGTGGTACTCGTAGAAGGTCCGGACCACGGTCTTGTCGTCCACCCCATTCGGATAGACATGCTTGAGGAACTCGAGGATCTGGCCGCGAAGGGTGGTAAGTTTCATTTTTTCGGGATTTCCTTGATGACCTGGATGATCAGGTCGCACAAACGGTTGATCTCGGCCCGCCATCCAGAGAAGTCCCGGTAGTGTTCATCCCGGGGCAGGTAATCCTTCTCGACGCTGGACAGCCTTCGGGCCAGTTCCTCCACAGCTTCATCGGTCTGCCGGTGCCGGGCATCGTTGGCCTCCCGGAGTTCCTGGACTTCCTTGGCGACGAAGGCCTTCAACTCCTTGGCCCGGGCCTCATCCCGCCTTCCGTTTTCCTTGAGTTCCCGAACGAAGAAGCCCAAGAGCACTCCGATCAGGATCAACGATGGGAAGGTCCCAATCTTCTCGATGAAAGAGAGGATAGAAACGAAATAATCCATCACCGCCCCCAGAGGACCAAGGCGGCCTTCACGAGAACCACCGTGAACACTACCCCACCGGCGGCCCCGGCCGCCGAGCCCCATCCGAACCCTTCCCAGAACCGATCCGTCCTAGAGGTTGGGGTGGTGGCCTTGGTCATCCAGTATTCGGTCATCGGTTCATACTTGACCTCGGCTGCTTTGTATCCGCGTTCCCAGGCGTCCTTCAGGACGATGTCGATCTGGTCACCGACGATCTTTGCCGTCACCGGGTCCAGGGGCAGGATTCGGGCCCAGTCCGGGGTTTGCTGCGGGGCCTGCGGATTTGAGACCGTCGGCGATTCGCTGGCGGAGGTCGGCGTCGAGTTCTCCGACGGACTGATCCCGAAGGCGAGCGGCGTTAGGATCAGCGTCCACAAGAGCAGAAGCAGGGGTGTTTTCAAGGCGTTCCTCCGTTTGGGTTTTGGCGACCTGGGCTCTCTGCTCCACCTCGGCCGGCGTGGTCTGGACTTGTTTCTTGCGAAAGAGGGCAAGGAAGGCCACCAGACCAGCGACCAGCAAGCCCAAGGCGGCCTTCCAAGACTTCATTTCGGGGATCCCCCGTCGGGCACCACCGCGGGGGCCTCGGTTCCAGGGCTGACCCCGGGCTGGGGAGTCGGGGTCACAGCAGAGCCGGGCGTCGAAACAGCAACGTTGTCACCGAACAGAGCCACGCCCAGGAGTGCAAGACCAGTCAGTCCGATCAGGGCAAGGTATTCCCAGTGGACCTGCAGGTCGGGCGACCAAAGGGGGCCGAACACGTAGGTCAATCCCGCCAACAGAAAGACAGCTCCGAAGAAACGGTAGGGGTCTCCCTTGTTGGCCTTGTTGGTGATCAGGTCGAACATCCCCATTCCCTGAATTCCCGGGACAGGAGGAATCAACTCACCGATCGGAACCCCGATGTAGAGGGCTACCGCGATCAGAAGCAGGACCAGGACGATGGTGGGATCGAAGGGCAAGACGAAGACTGCCACCAAGGGCGCGATCAAGTAGAGGGCCCCCAGGACCTTCTTCTCGTCGAGGAACCGGTGGACGTCGTGGAAGAACTCGGCAGCTACCCGGCCGCCGGTCACGATTCCATTCCAGAACCAGCCCAACAGGCCGGCCAGGAAGCTCAAGATGTGTTTCATGGAACACTCCTTTCACAGTTTTTCTGCATCCAACGGACGTCAGATGTCGAACACAGCGTGCGAGTCGTAGTAGATCTGGACCTGCTGGGACCAGCGGTCGAGCTTCTTGATCTTGTAGGGGCCGACTTCGAGGATGCCCTTGCTCACCATGTCGTCGTGGAGTTGGGGCCAGAGGGTTCCGGCCTTCTGCTGAAGCTCGTCGGGGGTGAACCAAGGTCGATCAAGTCCCTTCCGCCGGAGAACCTCCTCGCAGATTTCCGACTCGCCGTTGATGGACACGACTTCGGTGTGAGTGTGAACCCCGTCGCTCTTGCCTTCGCTGCCAGCCAGGCCGATCTGTTCCCCGGCCTGGACGAACGGCCGGGGCCGGGCGGCGACGAAGATGTTGGAAAGCTTCATGTGGCCGACGCGGATCTCGAAGTCGGTCTCCACCAGAAGCCGGAACAGCGTCCCGT